AGGGACAGTGACTACCTTGTTAATATGGTCTAGTAACCTACTTCGGCGCACCTTCCTAGTTTTTTTCCTAGGCTTGTGATCGGCAACGTGCACAACGTCACACCACTGTCTATCTTCAAACACGTTTACGTAATTCCATGGCTCATCTTTATGATCATACATATCTCCTAGCATTAGGATGACCGGCTTTATATCTCTCATGTTCTCTTTATGTACACGTAAGCCCTCAGCAATTGCTTCTTCCTCTGCAATTGCATCCAACTCTGTCACATATTCCTGTGTGGCCTGTATAACCTCATGCATTACGATTTCACGCTTGCACATTGGACAGGTAGTATGTGCCGTAAACCATGTATTCATGCAACCAACATGCATTTCGTGTTTGCATGGTAATAGATAACAGTCCTGATGCCCAAACCCATCAAAACAAATTATGCATGGATCATTTCTACGTGCATCACGAATTACTAAATTATCAATTATTGCCTGATCAAGAGATGGGTTGGGCTCATTATAATCCAAATCAACTGAGCCCATCGAATATTCATCTGATTCATATCCATTCTGAAGCTCATTATTGACCATCAATATATATTGTTGTTGTAACCCATATATCTGTTCCATGTTGCTTGCAGGTGTGATTAAGTGAATAAAATTTCTGTTATAATAGGCATATAGTGATTCTTCCTGTACGATAGCTACTTGTAATACCCCTGAATTAGTGTTTTGTATAAACATAGTCTCAAGATCATCAATTACTGCCAGTAATCGACTTCTCTTGAATGATATTACAGCCTGGGGCATATGCAGGATTTTCTGTTCATCCCATAGGGTTATGTCTAATATTTGTATTGCTTGTAAATTCATATTATTATTAAACACAAATACATATGCCACGGACTGTACGACATTTGTGGTGGCGAATGCATGCAAATTAATATATGGTGCATTCACATGATGTAATCGTAAGTTAACAAATTGATCCTGTTGCAACTGTCTCAATAGGTCAGAGAGCCTATCAGCAGGTCTATGTGCAACAGTTAATCTCTGATCATTATATCCTAAATAATTTTGAAAAAC